CTACTCCAGCTTCCGCAGTATCTCTTCCTGAATGCTCACCATCTTCCGCACGAGTTCACCTTGGAGCTCAAGCTGCTGCTCAAGCTTCACGAGGAACTCTCGGTGCGAGGTGATGACTGGATCGACTACACGAGCCAGCAGCACCTCACCGACTTTCTTGAAACCGTATAAGAGAATCAGACACAAGCCGATTGGGAAACCGACATCAGTCAGCATCTGAGGTAAGTTCGTTTCCATACCAGTCCTCTCGTATCGTGTATTCAAAGTTGATGATGTGGGCGAGGAAGCTTAGGAACTTAACACGAATGTACCCCTCTGCCGCCATGAGGTTCTCCAGTCGGCTTAGCGTGTGGACGTTGCTAGAGCGAGCCATGAAGCGATAGCGTTCGCCTGGTTTAACCATTCTAATCTTCATCGCCAGCTCCCTTCTCAGGGTTCACAGGGCGAATGGTATCGCCAACAATCAGAGCTGCGACTGTGATGACGAGGTTGTTGACGGTGTCTTCTGACACACCAACCTCGGCCAGATTGAAGTAGTTGTAAGCAGCCATGAACACGATGGTCAAAATGCCGGTAATGACTCGTTTGGATTTGAGACTCTTTAGGAAGTCCCCAATTACGCTTGTGATGTTATTCATTGTCAGGGTCCTATTTTGAACTTAAAGAAAGCGGCAATGCCCATAATCATCCCGATGAGGATCACGAGCCACTTGCGTTTAGCAGCGACCTGCTTAGCCTTCTCAGCCTTGGCCAGTGTTAGGTTAGCCTTGGCTTCAGAGCGGCTGGTCTTAGCCCCTGTGCGTTGTTCTATGCGTGACGTGCCTTCGTACTGACCGTCTTCTCGATATCGTTTGCGTTTTCTCATCGTCGAATCTTGCTCCGGTTTTGCGAGTACCATTTGCGGTACTCAATTGCAGCGTCTTTGTAGGCCTCCCAGTGCTTTGTGTCTTTGAGTGCGTACTCATCTGTATCAGCGTTTGACCGTATTGGTCGCTTCGGTATCTTGGTCGCACTGCTCACAACCTTTGCGAGGACTATCCGTACCTGTCGATCCATGTCGATGTCGAAGTTCACGTTACGCTCGTAATGGGCTTTGACGTTATTGCGAGCTTCTTCAAGAGCGTTCTTTGTGATCTTGAGGACAACCGGCGAAGGCTCTCGCTGCATCTCTGGAGGTATGGCTTTCAGGACGACCTCACGTGCTAATGTCCCAGACACTTTCCTAAACTCCTGATACTGGCCGTCACGATCCATCTTGCGTTCAGTCTTACCAGTTGGCGTGTACGTGTCTCTCGGTGGTGTCGTTAGGGTTTTGTCGTCAGGGTTGAGTCGATTCCAGTTATCTATCACACGATTACCTGCGAAGCGTTCAGCACTCTTGCTACGCATTCCAATAAGACTCTTGGCATCGTTAGAACGTTCAGCTGGAAAACCCCACTGGTCATAGATTACAGGAGCATCGAGCACGTTCTCACGCTGTAGAGCCTGCTTGCCAATCGTATCCACATCCTTATCACGCACATATGGATCGAACTTGCGTGTGGTCTGTCCCCACAGTTTCGGAATGAAGCTACCTATCATCGACGCAGCCCATCGCTTACCGCCTTTCTCTTCCGTTATTCCGGTATACAGGTCACTGATACCACGCAGGAATGTTTTCTCATGCAGCTGTCCCGCAAGGCTTCGCCCTAATATCGTTGGTTCACCTTTCTTAATTGCATCCACGCCGTCAATTGTGGTTGCACCAATAATGGCAAGAGGGTCTTGTCGGTCATAAGAAACCCACTCGTCTCCAAGCTTCATTGCCATAACAGGGTTCACGCCTTTGCCGTACCTATAGGTTCGTTCTCTACTGTCATGACCTTTAGCTGCTCCGGTTAGAACCTGTTCCTCTTCGTCTTCAGAGTTCCTGAGCCCCAGTAACAGAGCAAAGATGATTGTCGAGGCTACTTGGCTAACCGCTTCACTGCCGACTCCCTTAAGTGCTGGCTTGCCATCAAGTAGGTTGCGAACAATCTTGTACGGTAGCAACATGGGCATTCCAGGCAGCCGCACAAGAGCTTGTGATGTAATGCGTACTGGTGTTCTCACAAACGGAGCAATTGTATGCCGTACTAGGAATCCTCCGGCTGTATCTGTGCGAAGTTTATCACCGGCTTCAATAAGCACCTTGGATGCACCCTTGCCGGTATCTTGGAACATACGAAGCGAAGCCTCGTTCATTGCACGCTTCCAAGCAGGCGACTGCTTATTGGCAACTAAGTCTTCAATCAACTCGGCCTCTGATAAGCCACCACGGTCTTTCGTATTACGTGCAATCATCGCTGCCTGCACACCAACGTGCATGTGAGCATTGAGTGTTTTGAAGAACTGGTCAACCATGTGCATCGGGCCGAATCCAAGCACACTGCGAATCTTGCCTCGAACACGCCCAGGTAAAGAATGTTCCATCTCAATTTTGGATTTGAAATCAGTTCCAGTCTTGTCTTCAATGAGCTTGTTTTTATGCCACCCGTGCCACTCGTTTGCCCATGCACCGAATGCATGTTTGAACGCAGACCCTAATGCATTTGTAATGCCCGCTGCACCGTATTGCTTGTAGTCACGAAGCTGTAGTTGATGTGGATCAGCCTTGCCGAAGATGCCAGCGGTGGAGTTTGCAGCTGCCCACATGACTTGCTCTAGTTCGCGCCAAGTAGAGAATGTGGCGTTACTGAAGGCATTGACCATCTGAGTTTCTGGGCCACTGAGCATTGCGGCGTAACGGTACTCTGATATCACATCAGCGAGTTGTCGAACTTTGTGTCGCTTCGTTTTGTTAATAAAGTCAACGACTTTAACCGACGACTCAAGGTCACGAGCTAGTCGCTGTAACCCAGCAGTAGTCGTGTCATACCCAAGCTTCTCGATAAACTCCGTAATCTTTTGAAGTCTCTTACGTTCTTTCAGTAGAGCCTGATACGCCTCCCGTCCAATTAGCTTCTGGTCAGGCATCGGTGTGCTAGGGTCTAGCATATCCCCATCTGCGGATGTCTGCTGTTGTGTTTCAGTCTGAGGTGGCTGCTGAGCGTCGGGTTGTACTGGAGTCTCAGCATCTGGTTGGGGAGGTTGTTGGGCATCAGGCACAACAAAGTCTTCGCCTAGCTTCTCAGGAATTGAGGAAAGCAGCTCCTCGGTTTTCTCATCGACCGATAACATGCCTTCGGTAATGGCATCTAAGCGAACCTGCACATCGGTCTTGCGGTTGCGATTTACCTCCTTGAACATTGCCAGCGTTTGAGCGGTCTGCGTTCCGGCTTTACGCTGTAATAAATTGATTTTGTGAAACTCTGCCATCTGCTTAAGAGACACAGGGCCGCCGTTAAAGATTCCATCTTTCAGCTGATCCGCATGTAACACATCACGAGGGTCTATTGAACCTTCCTCAAGACGCTGCATTAACTCGATGTCGGCGTTCGGATTTCTAGCCCTCTCCTTCTCGATCTTGTCGAGTTCGTTCTGGACTTTAATGCGTTGAGGGTCGTATTGCTCATTCAGGTCTTCGACAGCTTCACGTGCAGCTTCATTGCCCTGTCGGTTAGCGTAGCGGTAAGGACTGCCTTGAATGATCGGGTCAGTAGCACCCTCCTCATTGATCCACGCTGGCGGGATGTTAATTTTCTGGTCAGCGTAAACAGTGTCCTCGCCGCTAGCGGTCTTATTAAAATCTCCGTGCGGTCCATAATTCACCCATGAGTTCTGCCCACGAGTTTCCATCGTCATTGCTGGTCGAGCAAGCGGTGAGTACATGGCAACATGAGATCGCCAAGCATTCTCCTCACCGAATGCTCTAAATCCATTCCCCTCTTTTACATGGCCGAAGTAATCGTGAACGATTCGGAAGATGTCGTTATATCGTGCCTGTTTGCCTGCGATGATTTCATCAGTTAGCTCAAACAGCGGATTCTGTGCAGGATCAAAGTCAGCATCGGAACCAAAACCTAGGTCTGTTGGGAACACATAGAAGTGATTGTTTCTTCGGATATCCTCGGTAGCTAATCTAGGTGACTCACTATATGGGTCACCCGCCTTTTCGAGCATCTCTTCAGTGATCCACTCTACCTGCAATCCTGTCTCTTTAATCACAAGCCACTGTGCGAGTGTCTCATCCATCATCGCACGATAAGACTTTGCTACGGCAGGATCATTGGGAATATGCTCTGCGGATTCATACCAATCGGCTATCCGAGCTGCACGTTGTTTATCCACCTTCTGGTAAGTGGATGGTGGGTTGTAATCAATTCCCGAACGCTCAGCGTAAACAGCAGCGGCTGTGCGAGCGATTTTAGAGGGGCCTATCTTCGCATCAGGATAGGCTTTTAACTTGATGTTTGTGGGGAGTCCTTCGAGGGCAGGTTTCTCAATAGTGGCCCTATTCTTTGACGAAAGCTGCTCAGAGCCTCTTGGTAGGCTTCCTCGCTCTCGTAATTCTCCCGCTTGGGTCCCTTGCTCTTGAGCCAGTTGTCCCGTTCTTGTTTGCTGTTGTGAGGCATAATTTTCTCCAGTCGGTCTAGTATAGTTTTTATCGGGCATTCCTTGAATAGGCGTTGAACCAATTTCGGTTTTCCCTGGATGAACTAAATTCACTGAACTCATCTCTTTTAGTTCAGCTAAGGCATCCGCTTTAGTGCCTCCATCAGGCATTCGGAAGCCTTGTTTCCAAAACAGGTTTAGGCTGTTCTCGCTGCTTACTTGCGCTCCAATACTTCCCTTTAGTGTATCCCTCATCTCCTGTACTAAACGAGTTGCAATCCCCTGCCGTCTTTTGTCTTCATCGACAAACGTACTCAGCACAGAATAATCGGTGTCAGCCCATTCGTTTGCTACGGCCTCCAGCTTTCCTCCTTCTAATGTGAATTGGTGTGGGTCGGAGAAGTTGTCTATTCCCTCGAAAGTATTTATCCGACTTACCGGCATTCCTTGTGTGATGTTCTGCTGCTTACCCATAAACACATCCATCTGTTCGGCTGAACGTGCTTGCCAGAAGTCTTCGCTCTTAAACAGCTGCTCTGCGGCTTTGCTGCTTAGCTCTACCTTTCCACCGGTTAGTTTGCTTAGGATGCGGTTGATCCAGTTCTTGATACGTTGAACCATGCCTTGGTCTTCCCAGAGCTCAGCATACAAAGCGATGTCTTCTGACTGCTCACGGAAGGATTTATTTGGATCGCTATACTGCTTGATTAGTGCGTCACGCTCAGCCTTATTCCACATACCTGTGTTGAAAGCGAAATGCACCATTTCGTGTTTTAGGACCTTAACCTGATTAGCATTTGCTTTAGCCCAGTCAGTATTGTTCAAGTCAACAACAGCGAGCAGATTGAGCTCTGCCGCCTGTTCTTTCGTTGGCGGTCGTATCAAACCTGCACTGAATTGACCTTGCGCTTCCTTCGCTCGGTAATCGGTAATGTACTGTTCTGCGGTAGGGAATTGTTGCGTGAATCCCTCTACGGTAGTTGAGTAATCCTTATACAGTTGCTGTAGCTGAGAGTCGGTAATGTCAGCCGTCTCACTAAGGCGTATTAACACACTGCCGGTAGAGAGGTCTAACTGGAAGCCCTCATCGACTTCCTTGACGTTGATGCCTGGAAACGCTCGACGAATATCACGAACTGCGATGTTTCCAACTGCTTTTTTTTGGAGTTTTGTTTCCTCCTGCTGTGCCTCGGTTTGCTCGACCTGTGGAAGGACATCCTGTTGCTGTTCTTCGACAGTGTCTTGTTTTACTGTTACAGGCTGTTGTTGCTCAGGCTGAATCGGTTGTTGAGCTTCAGGTGCAGGTTGCTCTGCTTCAGGCTGGACAGGTGCTGGTTGTGCAGGGGCAGGTTGTATTGGATCAGGCTGAATAGGTGGTTGCTGCTGAGCCGCACCTTGTTTCGCCTCCATCTTTGCGCTGGTGCTTAGATAGTCTTCAGCCAGTTTGAGGAACTGCTGACGTGCTTGCTTGTTAGGCATCAACTCAAGCAGATTCTTGTCGCTATCGGGGACAGGTATTTGAGCAAACGATGAGCGAGAGTCTTTACCTTCCTTTACTAGAGAAGCCACATCGTTTCGAAAGCCTTCGTTATTTTCAATCTGTACTGTGAGAATTGCCCCTATTGGTGTTTTCTCGAAATCCTCGACCGCAGGTGTTGGCGTAGCACGACCACCAGCCATACCCTTCATTGCACCAATGCCGACAGCCTCGGTAAGTCCTTGTGTCAGCATGTCATCACGGCGTTGAGAAGCTTGCTCTGGTGTTTCATCTGTCACGCCAAGCTGATAGCCAGCCTCTTGAGCGACATCACCTGTCAGGCCAAAGGATTGGTCGATTTGCGGAGCAGCATCACGGTTGTAACCAGGCATCTGGCTGAAGAAGACTTCATTCGCACCCTGAACGATTTCGGTAACACGCTCTTCACCCAACTCAGCAATCATTCCGTTGAAACCAATACGACTCGCTATCGGTCCAGCATCAGGATTAGCACGTTGCCATGACTGACGAATGCGATTTAGGATGTACGTTTTCATGTTCTCAGGCACATCCGCTGACGTAGGCTTTGGTGTCATTGCCTTACGGATTGGTGATCCGATCTTACTTGCACCTTTAGCCAGTGCCTCACCACCAACTTTTTCAACAAGGTACTCGCTCATCTGGTTAACGACAGCCTTGGGTAAGCTGTTCATCCATGAGTCTTTCTCGGTTGCAGCGAATCCAGTCTCAGTGCTCTCGTCGTATTTGAGGTCACGCTGTGGTAGAGCTTGAGCTAGCGTCCCACCAACGTCTGTGACGCCTGCATAGATACCAGCTTCAGTTACTGCTGGTGCTGCCTTGACTGCACCTCTGACAACAGCTGAAGCCATGAATTTCTTGAACTTCTCTTTGCCAAGCCGCTTCGCAAGGATGGCTAAGCCTTGGCGACCGATAGCTCTAGTTCCACCACCAATACCGCCAGTCAATGCAATGTCAGCGGCATACGCTGGTAGTTCAGACACACCACGAAAAACCTTCATGGCTCTTGGATCATCTTCTTGCATCTCGGCGTAAACGATGTCTTTGGCGACGCCGTAGTAATCAGCTGGTTCGGCATTACCCTCGTAAATGCGATCTATTGATTTACCCTTGATCACAGCATCGGTAATTTCACCCACACCGAAGGTAAATGGTAGGCGTTTGACTGTACCCATCATGATGTCCGTGAAATTCCCTTTACCGACTTTTTCAGGATTGTCACGAAACCACTGGATTGTGTTCATCAGCTTAGTGGCTGAGTTATGGTCCTTTCTATGCCAGGGAAGTGGAGCCGCCTCCTTCCCGCCCTGAAACTGAAACTCTTTCGCCCGTCTTTCCTTTGCCCGATCCTCTTTCGTCCACAAATCCTTTGGGGTTTTATTGCCGGAATAGCGTAGTTCAGACACACGACCTTTGTTGATGAACTCATAACGACGACGACGCTCGTCAGGGTAGACAATCTGCCACGCTTCGTTGACTGGGCGCAAGCCGCTTTCCCAAGCACGCTGCCGGTCTTCGACTGACATCTTTGCGTACATGTCGTCCTTGAGTGTGACAGGTTCTGTGTCTTTGAATTCGTAGAATAGTTCGTCTGGATCAGCCATTTAGAATCCCTGAAGAGGTCCTTGCCATGATGGTTGCTGGTTGTATTTACGGCGTGTCTGTTCCATCAGTTGCTCAGAGCTAACACTTTCGACTCGGTGGTTTGGATCACGTCGCCAAGCGGAAGTGTTGTACTGCATTTGCAGAGAGATACCTTCCATCGTGCTTTGATCTGCAATCTCCGCTCCTGGATAAACTGCAACCTTGTATTGATCGCTTGGGTGATGCTGGACTTCGCCTTGTCCTGTAGGGCTGCTAATCCGATGAGCCTGTAGCGTTGGTGGACCTTGGCCGAACCGAGTTTCCCAAGTTTGGTTAATGCCGTATTTGGACACATCGTCTTGGACAGGTTGATAGTCGATTCGTTCAGCTTCGTCACGCATTTGTGCATCACGCCGTTCAAGCTCAGCCATGTATTCGGCGTTGGGACTGGGGATAGGATGGAATTGACCGTCATCACCCTTTTTGGCTCGTTCTACTATCGGTTCGTTCGAAGGTAGTTGCATTGGTGTTTTGTACCCGTCTCCCCCTGGGGATGCTGTTGCAATTTGTTCATCCGTACGACGCTTCTGTTCGGTCAGCAATTGTGCCTCTTCTTTAGACATCCCGATGTCTTGCAGCAAGTGATCAGCTGCTTGTTGCTGATGCAATTGTTCGAGCGGAGTATAGATCGATGGTTCACGCTTAGCGGCCTCTATTGCATCAAGGCGTTGAGCTTCAGCCTGTTCAGCCATTGCCTCGTTTTCTTTTCGTGTAGGCTCATGGACAAAAGGCTTCGCTTCTGTTGGTATTTCGCCATATACTTCTGGCCAATACATCTCAGCTACTTTGATGACACGTTCAAACTCTTCACCATCAAGAACCGTAAGTTGCTGCACATTGTAGTCATCAATTACACCATGTGTTTGCAACTCTGGATGCCGCCGATTGATGTCACTAAACATTGCGTTAATCCTTGGCACTAATGCTGCCATGTACTTTCGATCTCCACGCTGTATAGCAGCTCTCATACCGGCTAGAGTTTCACGATGGGTGGTGGCTTCCGCAGCCTCGCGCTCTTCACGTTCTCTTGTAATTCTTTCACGATGTTCACGACGAGCTTGCATCACATCAACTGGTTCTGGTGGTTCGCCTGCTGAGAACTGAATGCCATCAGCGGTGGTCACAATGTCGCCTGGCTGAATCTCGCCGTTCTGAACCATTTGTTCAGCTTCAGCTTGGTTGATAACTTGATGTGGGTTTTCCTGCGTACCGAGCGGTGCTGCTGGATTTTGCACGGGACCTGCTGGCTGGTCTGGCTGGACTGGTTGCTCTGGTGGAGTTTGTTCCACAGGTTGAGCGGCTCCAAACTCATCTAAACCAAGTTCAAGCATATTGACGAAGCGATCAAATCCTTCGTGTGACATGCGTGCTATTGCCGCTTCATCGACTACGAAATCATCGCCCATAATGCTTTTTACATGAGCTACTGCCTCACTGAAAAATTCTGGTCCTAGTTCATTTCGAGTATTCTTGTCACGATATTCCTTGAACCTGTTCAACCACTCTCTGTGTGAATTAACACTAAATTGATCGCCTGCTGGTTGCGGAGCAGGCTGTGCTTGTGGTGGAACTGCCGCTGCTGGAGCTGGTGCAGGTTGTGATGCTGGAGCTGGCTGTCCAGCCGGTGCTGGTTGTCCTCCACCGATGATTGTGTCGCCATAAGTGTCTTGTTGCCACGTTGCGAAGTCGTCTGCTTCTGCTGGGTCAACGAATCCAGACACATACTTGTTGTACATCTCTAGTCGCTTGTTGATACGCTCTTCGTTTTCAGCTGCTTCAGCTTTAGTTGCGTTTGCTTCAGCGTTAGGGTCATACGTCTCATCGATGGCGTAATTCCACTGTCCTGTTTCCACGTTGAAATCAGTCGCTTTCCAACGCTGATCATCGTCGTCGATAAACGATTTCGGACGGTAGATGTTCGTCCATTCTTCAGGCGTTAATTGACGTTCCTGCCATTCGCCGTTTTGATCCTGCTCGTAGTAGCTGTAGTTTTGTCGGTATTCCCATTCACCGTTCTGCTTGCGGGTTCGTGTGTATGGTGTGTTTGATTCGTAACCGCCATCTTGTGCACCCCATCCTTCGGAGTAACCAGGCTGAAGTTCCGCATCGATTGTGTATTGAGGGTCTTCTTCTAACGCATCGATCTGGCCGTAAATTTCATTTTCGCTACGTTTGCGTTCGTCAGGTGGAATACGTGTGTCTTGGTTCAGGTCTTCAAGGTTCTTGAAGTATTCCATCATCTTCATTTGGCCACTCTCGTTGAGCTTGCCTTTGTAGATGTCGGCGTAGGAATTTCGACGGAATGTGTTGTAGTCTCGTTGTGATGCAAGGCCGTGACGCATTCGGGCATCAGCTACTTGTCTATCACCGTAGACCTTTTGCAGATCAAGGTCGTGTTTCCTGCGGTCTTCAGCGAGCTTCAGGTCATGCTGCTGACCTTGCTCAAACTGCTGTCCCCGCTGCTGGAACTGCTGCTGCCTCAGCTGCAACTCCTGCATTGCACGTTGTTGCTGGCCGTGGAACTTAAACAGATCAGCTTGAAGATTCTGTTGCTGTATCTGGCCACGCTGACGCATCTCAGCCTGACGCTGAGCCAGCTCTTCCATCTCTTTACGGCGTTTGGCGATGTACTCGTTTTGACCTGTACGAAAAGCGAGTTCGCCAACCGCAACAGCGGATGGTCCGTATTCAACACGAATTGGCATTTGTTAGTTTCCGTATAGCTGTGGAAGTGAAGTGCGTGGTTTCGCTCGGTTAGCGGTGGTACGCAAACCTGCTCGCCTGTAGCGTGAAGCAGCGTTTTGCATTGCTTTAGCGTTTGATGCTGAGGTTTGCATCGTGTTACCTAACGCTCTGTTTTGACGATCGGTGAATTGCTGTTTCACACCCTGATTAGGCGTTCGTAGGTTTACCGTTGTTTGTTCAGTCGGCTTACGAGTTACCTGCGGCTTCCGCAAAAGCGACATGTCCATACTGCCTGGGTTTCTGCGATTGCCCTGAGCCATCATGAATGTTTTTTCAGCTTCAGTCGGTTGCCTAGACTGGTTATAGCTGTTGATCTGCCGCTGACGAACTTCGGCGGGAGTCATCTGAGGTGCACCGCTCTTGCCGTACGCAACTCCATCGACTACGCCACCGCCTTTAACTTGGTTAGGTAAACCACGCCTTCCTTGAGCTTGATTACGCAAATCTGCAAGTGTCTTAGGACCACCTTGCTCAGCACGTCGCTGGCGAATCATTTCGCCATAACCCTCTTGTCCTGCCATCGGTAGTTCAGCTTGCCTGTCAGGGCCTTGCTGCATACGTGACTGCTGTTCAGGTAATAGCCCTCGGCGTTCCGCATAATCAAAATTAGCGCTGACAGTTTTTCCTCTTCGCAACTCCTCATCGCTGTAATCCGGTTCCCGCAACTGCCGGTTTCGCTCCCGTAACATCTCATCTCTTGATTGCTGACCCTGATTATCCTGCCTTTGGAAGCCTCCACCGCCTTGCTGACCGCTACCTCCTTGTTGTTGGCCTCTATTCCAACCTCCGTCTATAACTTGCCCTTTACTTATTGGCATACGTCCGCCACCTGTTCTAGGACGATTGATTCCTTGTTCCATTTGTCCACCTGCACCGGCTCTAACACCAGCCACGTTGCCACCTTGAGGTGCTGCTGAGCCAATATCAACAGGGAAGCCAGTCTTGCGGTCAACCCATTGACCCTTTGCGTTCTGCATGATTGCGGATTGACCGCCACCTTGACCTGGCTGTTGACTAAGTCCCATTGGCATCATGCCTTCCATGCTGTTATCAAGCCGTTGGTTTAGACCGAGTGGGAACTGACCATCCTGCCCTCTTGTGTCCTGATCGAACGGACTTCCTTGAGGACCACGCTGTCCAGGCAGTGGTATTTGAGTTGGACCTGGTGGCTCGTACTCAACATCCGTATCTAGAGGATTACGCTGTGGTGGGCGAGGCATTTGAGTAGGCGGTGTGTTCGGAGAATTAGGGTCGTATTGACCGAACGGGCCGCCCATTGGACCCATTGGCGGTTTAGGTATCTGCATTGGGCCAGTGTCAACCGGCGGTCGCTCCATCGGATTCGGTCGCTGCATCGGTGGCATGTCTGCCGTCAAATCACCTTGCGTCAGTCCACCTAGCAATTGGCTGGACATAAAGTCTTGGTAATTCTGAGTGTTGTTATCCACATCCTGAAAAGACACATTCGGAGCGAGCATGAGTTCCTGATCCATACTTGGGTCGCTAGGAAGGTTCGGTGGAACGGTTGGAATGTTTGGTGGTGGGATAGTTGGAGGTTGAGTTGGAGGTTGAGTTGGAGGTTGAGTTGGTTGTCCTCCTCCACCGGCTGGGCCAGCAGGTCCAGATGGTCCGGCAGGACCGGTTGGGCCACCTTGGTTACCGCCTTGTGTTGGACTTGGAGGAAACTTGCGTATTGTCCCAGGCTCTACGTTTTGGTTACCCGTTACAGTCTCGTCACCACCACCCTGCGTGCTTGTATTTCCTGGTCCCTGAGTGTTTTGTCCACCGGTTGTGATAGGCTCGGTTCCTGTTTGTGCATCTACCAATTGACCGTTAACAGTGATGTCTAAATCAATAGGTTGACCAGGCGGTGTGTTCTGCTGTGCATCAACAAGTCCTTGCATTGCATTAGCAAACGCATTGTTAGTTTGATTCCAGTTGGCTTCGAGCTTGCTAATCGTCTTTTGGTGGTTCTCAGCATCCCGTTCACGCCCTTCAGCCATAGCCTGTTCGTACTTTTCGACCTGCTTGGCGTGTTTCTTGTCGAACTTTTCCTGTTGCTTTATGCGTTCCTCGTTCGCTTTATTCCATGTCTCTTCGAGCTTTGCGCGGTTCTCTTCAGCAACCTTACGTTCCTCTGCCAATCTTTCGTTTAGTTCCTTCTTGGCGGCAGTACGGTCGGCACGACGTTCTTCGTTAGCTTTGACTCGATCTGCTCGTTGCTGTTCACGCTGCTTAACCATCTGGTCCTGCATGAACTTTTGCTGTCCAGCGATCTGCTGCATTGCCCATGGATTAAAGCCTTGGTTCTGTTGCTGTTGCTGATCGCCTCCACCGCCAACAATACCTCCACCGCCGACTCCCATGCCGCTCTGTCCAGCGGCTAGGGCAAGACCAGCGTACTGATCCAGCGATGGAACGTCTTCAGTCTTTCGTTCCATGAAGTCGAGTGTGTTCTGCTTAGTCATATCACCACGCTGTTGACCACGTTCAAGAGCAGACACAGCACCTTGTCCGAGCTGTGCTTGCGTACCGAAGCCTTGTGCTTGCTGACCGAACTGAGCAGCCATACCTTGTCCTGCAAGCTGACCTTCAAGGCCGGTAAGCTGTGATTGTCCTTGCTGGAATGCTCCTGCACCCTGACCGATCATGCCAGCCTGCTGACCAAAGCCTTGACCAACTAAACCAGCTCTAGCACCAAGTGCTTGTCCTTCTAAGCCTGCCTGTTGTTGCTGACCAGCGGCCAATGCACCAGCTTGTGCTCCGAACTGTTGCCCAGCCATCGAAGCATCAACACCTCGTTGTTGCTGTTGTCCGGCAGCGAGTGCAGATAAACCTGCAAGTCGTGACTGTTGTGTCTGACCTTCAAGTGCTGTTTGACCACGTTCTTGAGCAGCGAGTCCTGCTTGTCCGAGTCCGGTTGCAGCACCAAGCTCCTGACCACGCATCTGTGTTGTTGCACCAACGCCTGCCATTCCAGCTTGCTGTTGAGCACCTGCTCTTGCTCCAGCCAGATTAGATTGTGCTCCTAATCCCTGAGCAGCCATTTGCTGTTGAGCTGCCAATCCTTGTCCAGTCATTCCAGCAGCTGCTCCAGCACCTTGGCCTAGAAGACCCATTTGTGCTTGAGTGCCTTGTTGAACTGCACCAAGTTGTCCAGCCAGTGCTTGTCGTCCGACAGCCTGTTCAGCTGCTGAGATTGCCTGTTGTCCTTGAGCTTGTTGTGCTAGACCAGCGAGTCCTGTTTGAAGTCCGGCCTGTTCGCCTCGACTAGCAGCTCGTTCTCTCGCTCCGATTCCAGCCTGACCTAATCCGATGTCAGACTGTACACCAGCTCCACGCAGTTGTTGCTGTGCAGCGAGTTGCTGGCCAGTCATCTGAGCACCAGCTGATAATCCTGCTGCTTGCATTGCGTCTTGAGCTGACATGCCCTGAGAAGTGAACCGCTCAAATGCTCCAGCTTTCTGCTGACGTACTTGAGACTCAACTTGGCTAATGGCTTCCTGGCGATTGCGTTCAATGTCTGATCTGGCTCTGTCTATTTGGCCACGAATCGTTGTGTTGTCTAAACCACGTGAAACAAGGTTTTGTTCCATTTGGCCAACGGTTCGCTCAATTTGTTCGTCGAACTGCCGGTTGATGCGATCCATGGATGCCTGACCCATCTGATCGTACATATTCAGACCTTGCTGAGTTCTGGCATCGTAGCGTCCAGCACGTTCAGCCTGTGCTCCTTGGAAACCACCAGTTACATCATCACGTCCAGCACCAAAGGCTTGACCTGTTTCATCAATTGCTCCACGTATTCCCTGAGCTGTCTGACCACGAAGGGCATCAAAACGTCCACCAATGTCCTGACCTGTAGCAGCAGCTTGGCCTGTAGCTTGTTGTCCAAGTTCTGAATAACCCTGTCCGAGCTGACCTAAACGGCCTTCGGCTCTGGCTGACAAGTCTTGGAGAGTCTGTTGTCCGAGTTGACCAGCACGCTGTTCAGCACCAGCGGAGATGCCTTGTGCGGCTTGTCTGGCTCTTCCAAACTCTCCACGCACATCCTCGCGACCACCGGCGAATCGCTGTCCTGTTTCAGACACACCAGCAGCGGTGTCTTGACCGATGTCCTGACGAGCCTGATCGAAACGTCTGCCAGCAGCAGCCTCTTGACCAGCAAAGTCACCACCAACTTCACCTCTAGCAGCAGCTCGCCTTTCAGCGTCTGCTTGTCCAAGCCCTTGATAGCCCTGTTGAATTTGAGCACGGCCTTCACGGTTTGTTTGTGCAGCCTGGTCAGTTGCCCCTTGGTACTTAGCCAGCAAGTCCTGAAGGCTTTGTTCACCTCGACCTGTTACACCCTCACGAGCAGCTTGGCCCATCTCACCAAGCTGACCAGCGACCTGTGCTCCACGTCCTTCAGCACGCCGTCTGGCAGCATCACCTAATTCGCCAACACGTCCTTCAGCCTGTTGAGCGAGTTGACCAAGGCGAGATTCGTCGGCTCTGTATCGATCAGACACATCACCAACTCTTTGCTCGCCGCCCGTAAGCACGTCTTTAATTGTGCCATCAGCAACGCCTTTCATGTTGCTAACAACATCGCCGGACATGTCAGCCATGTTCTCAATTAGATCGCCGTGCTTAGTATTTAGCTGATCGAGATCGGCTTTCTGTTCGTTGGTCAGTTGGTCATAACCACGAAGTATCTTTTCGTAACGAGCCTGATTCGCAGCATTACCTGCCTGACGAGCCTCTTCAAATAGATTCATCACACGTTCAATCAAAGACTGAGCGTATGGTGTTTTCTGTTCTTCTGACTCTGGGTTGTTACCGCCTCGTGACGGATTCTTTTGATTCGGTCCGGTAGCCATTAGCGGCCTCGCATAATTCGTAGTTGAGCCAAAGGATTAGAAGGATCGCCGATCATCTTCTGATCCATTTCTGGTGAGATGGTTTGGAAAGGATTCAACTGTGCTTTTGTTTTGCGTTGCATTCGCTGACCTTGTTGGGTCATCGAGTTGTCGATGTTCGTTGTGCTTTTACGCTGGTCAAACATCTGGTTCGTGCGATTGTTGAAGGTGCGTGACGTGTTGTAGTTGTTAGTAACTGGTGGCATTGGAGAAGGCGAAGGCATTCCGAAGCCACCGCCTGGATTCGCATTTAGGCCACCTGTATCCATACTGCCACTGCCTTGTGTGCCTGGCATTCCTGGCGAGACAGGGCTGATCATGCCTCCTGCCGGATTTAGCGGCATAGGCTGTTGAGGCATCCCGAAACCGCCTCCACCCATAGGTGCTTGAGGTGCTTGGCCTCCAGCTGAAGGTCTTTGATTGCTTCCGTTTGGACGGAGCATGATTACTCTGCTCATAACTAACTCATCTGTGTCAGGGTTTCTTCGTACCAGTTGCCGCCGTAGGCAACACATAACTTGATGGTCGAACCGCCACCGCCGATAAGCAGTACGATTTCACCTTCAGCAGGACTACTGTTTAGGTCTGTTGAATCCGTTTCATCACTGGTTACAACGGGAATTGCAATCGCTCCGTTGACCGTGATTTGCTCAGCATCAGTTAGAGCCAGTCGAGCATTAGCTCTTCTAGCTCTGGGAGGAAACTTTGGTCCTCGATTCAGTCCACCAATTAACCCCATTACCATTGCCTCGCTATTGGGCCGTCGAAGCTGTTAAGTTCCACACCGAGGAATTCATAACTCCATGACTGGCTGTCTGTGTTGTTTTGAAGTTTGATAAACATGTCATGACCAGTCGCTCTTCGTCTTTCGCTTTTATTGCGACCAGCAGACACAGTAGCAGCCAGCTGAGAAGTGCTAGAAGCAGCAGCAGCTTCTGCTGTTTCTCCGGTGTAAACATTGAGGGAAACATCGTTCGATCCTGTACCTAGTGCAGCCTTAATCTCAGTGAGCATGAGCTTCGGGCGATTCTTCAAGTTGATTGGCCCAAGCTTGATGTATGAATCAATTGCTGTTGAATCATCCGTCTTGCTTGGTGTGTCATAGTCAAAGCGGCGAACGTAACCGTCCTGACCACCCATCAATACAGTCCTGTCGGCAGCAGAGTCACCATCGAAAGTGTGAACAGACACAGGATTGTGTGAGTTGTTACCGAACTTATCTGGCCACCAACTCTGATTACGAACGTCGTAGTAATAGTTGGTTGTTGCTCCACCACCGAGCGGTGTCAGAAACACGTAGAAACCACGCTCACGGTCAGACCACACCATACGAACCAACGTGGTGTTTGCGTTGTAGGAGTTCATCCGTTCCTGAATAGCGTTCTCGGTGATATTCTGCGGAGGAGAACCAGGCTGCATCTGATAGACACCACCGGTTGAACCGAAGAAGTAAACAATCCCTTCAGGACTCTTGCAGTAAGGTCTGCCGAATGGAGCACCGATTGTGTCTGAAATAAGGTCGAGACGACCACCTTCAGCTGGATCACCAGTCATCTGATAGATGCTATGGTCACCGAAGAACAGCAGGATGTCGTCGTTATACGGACACATTGCATTAACGATGTCTGGACTTTTGCCAGCATCAGCATTGTTTCCAGCGACAGCCATCGTAGCGGTTGGCGTAGAAGGACTGTAGTTCCAGTTGCGAGCATCACCAACAGCTGACATGTACCAGTTGTGTGGATCAGTGCTAACACCACTGCAAACAATACGACCACGCCACGTCTCAATCAGACGAGGTTCATTACCGCTATCAACCGGCAGAGAGCCAGAGGAAGCTGTCCATGTGGCGACTGTGTTTGTTGAAGCTGTCCACTGTTTCGTAGAAGCTCCATCAGCAAAGTAAACCACACCGAACAGTTCAGCTGAATAGATGGCAGGCACACTCGAAGACAATGCACTACTGCCACCCGTAGCAGTCGTGAATGCCGAGCTGGTAACCTTCGCCACTGTCCCATTGGTCACGGCGTAGGTCGTAACAGTTCTAGCACCAACCTCTGATTGGTCGCTTGGTGTGTCACGAGCTACTACCTGACCAATGTCCTGAACCTTACCGTCAGCTGTTCGAGCGTTAACGTACTTTGTTAATCCAGCTCTTTGCCCACCACGAGAGCGGCCAGTGCCTGGATCATAAGCACGAACATTCTGGCAATCGACGGTCGTTCCTTTAGGCTGTGTTTCATAGCCGGTTGATTCGACGAGTCCTTTGACTGGCCACGGCAAATCAAACCGTGTCAGTAATCTCGCCATTAGCTCATCGCTGCTCCGTTATTAGCAACAGGCGACCAGATGTAATCTGAGCCTTTTTCAATCGACATAAGCACTAGCAAGTCGCCAGCGTCAGCCATTGTTGCTGTGGTTTCGGTTCCGTTACCACTGTTTAGGATTTCACTGTCTGCACCTGTGATAGCTACGTCACCACCATCGGTTTTCAGACACAAAGCCAGAATGATGCCAGCTCGCTCAGGAGATGCAATCTTTCGGGTTTCAGATGCAGCCGTCACGATAGACACAATGCCTAATGTGCGGTCTACGGGAATCGTTCCACCATTGCCTGGATCGACGATGTTCATTTCCGGCTCACGAGCCAGTTGTTGAAGAATGTTATGTCCACTCATCAAAGGGTTCCTTCTAGGAAGAGATTAAATGTAGGTCTACTGTTCCGGCGGCATCGCCTTGCAGCTTGAGGAAAGCTGCACCTTCGATTGCACTGTCCAGTGCGAATACTCGGTTTGCAGCGACGGTTGTTGAGATGGCACTACCAGCGTTGTAGAGCTGTGTGTATGTGCCGTCTTCTGTACTGGAAATCCAATACGTCAGCGATGTGATGGATGAACCGTTGGGAACTAAGACGACTCCCTTCGTAAATCCAGAGAACACAATCGCATCTGAGTTGTCCTTGTCATCACTTACTGTGATGCTGGGCAACACATCGTTTTGTGGTGTGCAGTGCATAGTTCACCTATGGGTTCGTATCTGTAAAGAATGAGCCGTTGTACTTCACAACGTCTCCGTTCATGTATCTGTTTTGTTGTTCGTTCCATGCGTCCAGATCACTGCCATCGCCGTTGTATCCCATGCGTTCAGGTGTGTGCATGAGCTTGTCGTAGGCTATTGAGGCATTGAGTCTGTTTTGGAATGCAGCTGCATGAATACCTGCGTTGTTGTCCATTCGTGCTTCAGCGATAGCCAGACACGACTCAAGGATTGTCTCAGCGTGAGCAGCACCGCCTTTGGGATACGGATAGCTTGCGTCAATCTTTCCAGGCAGTGCGTGGTAGCGATAACTGAGCGTGTATGCCTTATCCGG